AGAGTTTGCCGAATGGCTAGACCCTAATCTTGAGGATCATGAAATTTACTCACTCGAATATCTTGGAGACGATTAATGCTTGAGTTACTTTTAACATTAACACCAATTGATTATCATCATCTTGCAAAAGTTGTACAAGTAGAGGCAACAAAAAATACTGCTGATGAATATTGTGTTGCTGTTTCTGTATTAAATCGAGTAATATCTGACAAATTTCCCGATACAGTATCTAAAGTAGTATATGCTTCGGGTCAATATGAAGGTATATATACTCATAAATGGATTCATGTAAATTCAAAACTTGTGAATAAATTAAATTCTCCAAAAGGAAAAGAAAATATTTTATTATGGTCTAAGATTCTTAATGGTAGAACTGATTTTAAAGGTCAACGGATGCTTAAATATAGAGTTACTTCTGAAGATCCAATGTGTCACTCTAAAGGAAACTTTTACCATTATTATTGGCAGTCATGATTAAAAAAATGAATCAAGATTGGCGTTACAGTGATGAAAGAATGGATGTCCGCACACAAGGATTAAACATTCTACTTAAAAGATTTGGTTCTCAGATTTGTTCTGATGGGTCACCTAGATATACTAGTCAAAGTATTTACGAATGTGTGCACGATTGGGTTTCACAAGGTAACGTAAATACTAATGGCATTGTTAAATATTATGAGGCATATTACACAAAATGAAAAAAATTATTGCATCCCTGGTTGCTGCGGTAGCGGTTGCCCTACCTGCCCTTTCAGACCCACTAAAAGATAACGAATTCAATACTATGCACTCGATGGGTTGCATGTTACTCAGAGAGTGTACTGATGAAGTCAAAGAAGTCTATAGTCTTTTGGATATCTCTAATGAGTACCCTAATACTGATGATTTTTATCCTGTTGCAAACGAGTTCAATAACATGCTCGTTTCTCTCAATCGGGTCGGAGTCAATGTGTTTCTAGCGGACGAGAAATATTTTCCAACAGGACATCGTGGTGTATATCATACTGTTTCCAATAACTTTTTTCTAAACAAAAATTTCATGGGTAGTCCTGGTACTCTCATGATGGTTATGCGTCACGAAGGATGGCACGCTGCACAGGATTGTATGGCAGGAACGATTGACAACAGTCTGATTGCTATCATCAAACCAGAGGATGAAGTTCCTATGATCTGGCGTGTGTTAGCAAAACGTACATATCCAGAAAATGCTGTGCCATGGGAAGCAGAAGCAGGTTGGGCAGGTAGAACTGAGAACATGTCAATGGAGGCGTTAGCAGAATGTGCTAATGGTAATATGTGGGAGGTTTATGAACCTACTCCTTTGACCCGTGAATATCTGGTCAAAGAAGGTTACATTACTAAATAATAACATCCTAAACAGGAAACCAGCCGAGAAGAGTTCTGTGAAACCTCTTGTGTTATAATGGTGAACTCTTTGTTGGATAAAGAATTTAAAACATGTCTACTCTAACAAGAGACGTATTAATTAGAACTATTGTTGCTAACGAAATGAAAGAGCACGATGGTTCTAATTATACTCAACAATTAAAAGATACGTATCACAAATGGGAACATCAATCAAGTGATGCTCTCTGTCAAAAATTTAATCAAATAGAAAAATCTAATGTCACTGTTGACATACTAAAACCATAAATAAAAGAGCCATGCCTCTTTTCAATGCCAGAAGAAGTCAAAAAAGATGAACCTAAGAAAAAAGGTATTTTAGGAAAACTAAAGGAGGCAGCAGATGACAAAGAAGAGCAGCTTGCTATCCTTTCTACTTTTGTTAGGCTTGGCATCCTTGTTTGGAGTGGCGGAATACTCACGTTGGCATACATCAAGTTACCACCAGCCCTTGGTATTCCTGAACAGAAACTAGATCCAACTTTTATTGCCAGTGTCTTTACTGGGGTGCTCGCTACTTTTGGTGTTCAGGCAGCAAAGAAAGCAGGAGAAGGTGGAAGTAATGGTGGTGGTATTACCAAAGCAGATATGGAAAGATTGATTGCCGCTGCAGCACAAACTGCACCTGCACAAACTATTCGTATCGAACAGGCACCTGTACAAATAACACAGGGACCTCCAAAGTCCGATGAATCTTACAAGATGTAATTATGGATAATCAAAAATCACCATTTAAGTGGGTAGTTCTGACAGTGGGGACATTGTTTGGGGTTGCTCATATTGGTGTTTTGGGACACTTGATTAATAACAAAACAATCAATTATCCAGACATTCAGTTTCCAAATGGTGACTATTCATCTTATAATGTTGAGGGTAATCGAGACGGATATAGTATTAAATATAGAGCAAATGATCCGACAATCCTAGAGTCTGATAGATCTTTGACTCTGGATAAACACAAGAAAGGATTGTTTGGACCTACAACAGAAATGCGTCGTGAGTTCCGTCATGATCAATATACGATGGACGGCACTCGTAATATTGGAGGTGATGTAGACACTGAGGGAAAGTCCCCTGCAAAAAGAGAAGAGTGTATCAGGGAGGACGCTGGCGCACGAAGTCAAGGTGCGATGGCGGGAACCGCAATTAGTGCGGGTCTAGTCGTTCCTGCAGTTAGTGGTATTCCTTATATTGGATGGTTAGCATCTGGATGGGCAATGCTTCTTGGTAACAAGGCAGGTTCAGAACTCGGTTCTGAAGTCGGATCTGTCTTCAACGATTGTTAAGGTAATGGATTATGATGAGTGGAATGTTTGCATTTGCTTTTGTGCTGCTACTTACAATAGGAATGGAACTTACTTGGTCTTGTAAAAAATGAATTTACTACTACGTCCTTTAGACAATGTGAATGATCCAGTATGGTCAGTGATCTTTATGGTATTCCTTGCCGTCGCAGGAGCATTCTATTGCATCTACTATATACTAGGAGAAGCATTTGCGGAGTTAGAAAATGGGAGCATTGACACCACCAAGCAGAAAGAGTTGTTACAACTTCCGAGTGACGGAGATCAATCGTGTTCTTGATGGTGATACTATCGATGTCACTATTGACCTCGGGTTTGATTTATACAAGAAAGAAAGAGTTAGAGTTGCAGGAGTTGATACTCCAGAGAAAAGGACGAGAAACTTAGAGGAGAAGGCACTTGGAATCGACGCAACCAATTGGCTCAAAGAAAAACTAGAAGGTACGTTGGCCGGTGATGATGAGTTGTCTGTTAGGACTGAACTTGTTGGTGGCACCGGGAAGTACGGGCGTCTTCTGGGTTGGTTATACATCGGGGATGACACAGTGTCTCTCAACGAGCAAATGATTGAAGAGGGATATGCTCACTCCTATGATGGAGGCACTAAGGATATGAATCTAGAGGCACTGCGTGAAATACGCAGAGCACATGGAACTTTAACGGAGTAAATCAATGCAAAAAGTAATTAATGTTTTAGCAGTTTTATCATTTGTAGGAACTGCAGGTATTGTCGGTGGAGGCACCGCACTATATCTCAATAAAGATTCTATTATTGAGAATGTAAAAGGACAAGTTGCGGCTGCTGCAGCTGAAGCAATTTCTGGAGCACTTCCTGGAATGCTGGATTCTGCAATGCCAGAACTTCCTAGTGCTACTGGTGGTGCTATTCCTGCTATGCCTTCTGCAACTGGAGGCGCACTGCCATTCTAATAATGAAAGACTTAAAGGTTCCTTTTGCGATTGTATCGTTTCTACTTGTTCAGGGTGCTGGTGCCGTATGGTGGGCATCCCAAGTTGATGGTAGGGTAAAGAGTTTAGAAACTCTCAGTCTCAATCTTGCAAAAGAAAATAGAAGATATATTGAACAGGTTATCCAACCCTCATATGGAATTAGTAGTTCCTGGAAAAATCAATACCATGATGAATGGGTATTGAAGGGTGGTTGGAAAGATTAGTGGATATCCCTAATATCAATATCCCCAATAATACTATTCGTATTAGTGATATTCGTGATGTAAATATAAACATGATGCCTGATTGGGTAACTAATCCTCCACAGGCAGTTCCAATTTACCCACCTGTGACTTCGCAGGTGGGTGTTCCTATTGTCAATATACCAGGATGTGTTGAGTCACATAGAGATAGTAGTCAGAATATAAATCTAAAAGAAGAGGACAAGGATGGTGTCCAGGTATTTTGTGATGCAGGAACTCCTAGTTATAATCCAGTTGACTATGATCCTCGTAGATTAACGATAGAAACAAAGTCTCCTCCACCTCCACCAATCACTCCACCAGATACAAAAACGCCAGAGGCACCTGCAACTCCAGCACCACCTAGAACTGATGCTGCATTAGCAGAGTGTCCGAGTAGAGCACAAGAATTAAAAAACCCCGTAGGAAAGATCCTAGAGGGTAATAAAAAGATTACTGGGTATGAGACAGTAGGAAAAGAATGTCTCCCCGTATTTGAAACTCTCAATATACCTGATCAGATTGTACAGAACATACCTTCAGCAGGTATGATAACTGTTACCGCCTCAATTGCTGTAGTTGCGACGACTTCTGCACTGCTCGCAAAGCCTCTTGCTGATCTTTTGTTAAAAGTGGTGAAACCTGTGACGAAGAAGGTTGTGAAGAAGATTGCTGCCTTACGGGGTAAGAAACCCCCGGTACTGTCTGAGTCTGAGAGGAAGGCGGAGCAGCGTGATCGGAACCGTGCGATAAAGGTGTTACGTTCGGCACTGAAACCGAAGGGATAGAGTGACGATGTTGCTTAACTGTATTAACATTTTGTACTACGACATCGGCACATATTTTAAAATAAGGACTTCTGGGGTGAAAACTGATTCCTGCCTGCATTAACTGACCACAATTCTTCAAACGAGCTATCTCAAAATCTAATCTCTTATTAGCAATCATTTGTTGTTGCATTTGGATCTGAGTATCTGCTGCCTGCTTACAACGTTCTTGTAATCCACCATCAAGTGGGAAAGAAATTGTTGCAGATAAACCAAGACTGGTACTGTAGTTTTTAGTGTCACCAGTTCTCACTGGTTTCTGCCAGAGTTCTGATCCAGGATTATCAGGAACACCATCTCCTGTCATTTCCATAGTGGTGATTGGCATATCTGGACCATCCTCATAGGCACGAACAGTTGCGCCAGATGCATCAGTATATGTTCTATTATCATAATGTGGAGACCAGGGCCAGTTCTTTACGATAGATTGAACTTCTACTAGTTGTCCTTGAAAATCTCTATTATCGTATTGAGGTTCCATGTAGTGTGTTTCAAATGGATGCTTCTCATTACGAGCATGAGTAATGAATGGTGTGATGTTAGCAGTCGGTCCTTGGCAAGCAATTCCATTACCATATTGATTAGTGATATATGGACCTTGTAAAACCTGGATGGCTTGGTTAGTCACCGAGCCTGAACTATTAGCTATTGGGTTTGCTGTTGCACGTACACCCCCGACATCGGCTGCGTGTGCAGGGG